GCACCTACAGCCGTAGTTTGTGGATATGCACCACCACTATATAGATACCAATACTTGTTAATATCTTTAATTCTAGGTCCTGCCACAACATAACCATATCTTGTATCAGTACCTCTAACTGTAACTAAAGGTCTGGATTGTAATTTTAAAGTAATTGTTTGTTTTAAAGTTACATCTCTTGTATTTTTATCTAATGGTGTTATTGTTGAATCACTAAAATCTGGATCAACACCAGCTTGTGGTGAAGCTCTTAAAGTTGTACCATCAGTTTCTGTTCCTAATCTTCTTCCAAAGATAGTAGAGAATAATGTATTGATAATCATTGCTACACCATCATAATCAATACTTGTATTAAGACCTGTAAATCCTCTAATTCTATTATTAACCTGTGTTTGAATATCTACTTGACCAGTAAAATAAAAACCACCTGTGTGAACTGTCTTTTTAAATGAGTCTCGCCAGTCGTTTATTGATCTTCCAACTTTTACAACATAAGAAAAATCTTGGTAGTATAAACTATCTTGTATTTTCATTGTTGTTTCAGATACGTGTCCATCTTCATTTAAAAACACACCAGCTGTATCTGTTGTTGCTACAACATTTACAGTAGCTGTTGCTTGATCTATTTTTTTAATTGTAGCAGTTGCGCCAGAAGTAGAACCTGTGATTGTTGTATCTGCGGCAAACGTTCCTGATGCTCCACTTAATATAATTAAATTTCTATCATTGTCTATGGATTCAAAAGTTGCTGATACAGCTGTAGAGTCACTTGCTATTCCTGTAACTGTTTCGTTTGATATAAATGTTCCTGATTCATCACCTACAATTAATTTTGTTCTTAATGCAAGTGTAGGTGGTGATGCTGATTGTTCGTGTTCTGCACCTGATTCAACAATCTTTAAAGATAATATTCTTCCTATTTCAGAACCGTATGCATAAATTTCTGCACCTGAACCATTTGTATCATCAGCTTCTACAATTGGAAGTGATGTATAATTTCCTCCAGCATCTACAATTCTAATATCTGTAATATCACCTGAACCTGTTCCTGATTCTTGTACAATTTTATTTCCTGTATATGAGTCACCTCTTACAGTTTCATCTTCTAAAATAATATGGTCATTAATTGTTGACTCTGATGTTTCCTGTGTAAATCCTCCATTAACAACTGAAATTTTTGCTACTGCTGAACCACCACCTGTGTTTGTATTTGTAAAAACTATATCATCTCCAATTTCATATCCTGAACCACCATTATCAATAATAAATTCTGTTATTCCTGCTCGACCTACATCATCAACGTTTATAGTTGCTCCTGTTCCTCCTCCAGTAACAGTTACAACATCGCCTGAATTATAAAGTGCTCCATCATTTGTAATAGAAATTGTTCCAGGTATTCCTGTAATAGTAGATTTTATATATGTGTCTGCTTCATCAGTTTGTGTACCTCTTACAACTTCACTAATTAAAAATGTACCAGATATTGTATCTTCATTTAAAACAAATTCTGTAACTTCATTTGCACCTATTTGAAATTTAAATACGTTTTCTATAATTGCTGTAGCACCTGATGTTTCGCCTTCGATTGTACGACCTATTAAATCAGCAGTGTCACCTGTTAGTAACTGAGAACTTGATTGAATAGCTCTCATAATTTTACTAGTATCCCATTTACCATCTGATACTCTTAGCATTTGTTCTCTAGGATAAATGATTTCCGAATCTAAATTAAACAACAATCTAAAAAATATATCGTGTCCTCTATTTGTACCTTTTGATCTATAAAGTGATTTTATATTTTTAATTAGTTTTCTTTTATCAACATTTGTATCTAATAATTCAGGTAATGTATTTAAAAATTCATTTCTAAATCTTGTTAAGAAATTTGATATTGTTTTATCAGGATCACGGAAATTTAATAACTCTTGTATATTGGTTACAGGATTTGGTTTGTAATTATTAATGACAGCACTTGCATTTGATGAAGTACCTAATACGGTTTCACCTATTTTAAACTTATTTTGTGCTGATATAAACAATCTGCTACTAGTTAAATCTTCTCCTAAAACTGTGGCAGTTGCTTTAGATGTTTGTCCTGTAATTACTTCACCTCTTGTAAATTTTCCAAAAGATGAACTTTCTAAAATAATTTTATCACCTTCGTCTAAGGCTGTTCTATCTGTATCAATACGAGAACCATTTAATATTAAATTATTTGTTTGTGCTGTTTCTGTTTCTAATTGAATACCATCTGTTGTTTCAACAGAAGTTACAACTAATTCAGCAGATTCTAAAAATTGATAATATGTTTTTATAAAAGATAAAAATTTAGGGTGTTGTTCTAATACAAACTCTGGAGCTTGTTGATTTATTAGATGTGATATTTTATCTTTAAAAGATGCCATTGTCTTATGTTGAGTAACTGCTTGTTGTTGTATAACCTACACCAGCGTCAGCAGAACCTCCAACAAAAGTGTCGGCAGTAACAGTGATATTAGAATTTTGAGTATCAATTTCTAATATTTGTGCTCTAACAGGAACAATATCATTTGAGTTTGGTTGTACTGTTAATTCTATTACACTTGATGCACTACCTCTAATATTTTCTACTGAAGCAATGTTTAAAGAGTTAATTGTGATTTGTCCTGTTGTATAATTAATTGTTCCTTGAGTATTATTTGCATATACTCTTGTTGCACCAGATAAACTATATCGTCTTACATTTCCAGAACCATCATCATCTAAGTAAAAAATTGTAGAAGTATCTCCTGTTATTTTAAATCCTGATGAACTTAATACTCCACCTTCTGCTGATTTGTGACCAGTGTGTGGATTATAAATTGCATTTCTAAAATAAACATCATATTTTGTTGAACTTGCCAATGTTGGTGTAAATGTTTTTCTAATTTGTAAAGTAGTGATATTTGAAAGAATAGATGTATCTGTATCATCTATTGCTTTTGAAACTTTTGAATATCTAAAGACACTATCAAATTTTTGTAAAGTAGTAGAATTATAATTTGTTAATGTCGTTAATATATTTGATTTTAAAGTATCTGCTGTTTTTGTTGTTGCTTTTTCATCATACTTAACTGTTGATGTTAAAAGAATTTTAGTAGTTTCAGGATCAACAATTTCTGGTCTTACTGAAGCTACATTATATTTTTTTAATTGAGTAACTAAACTTGTTTTTGTTGCATCTGTTAATGTAGAACCTGATGCTGCTTTAATCGCAATTTTAACAACACCATACACAGGAGTTTCTTCATCTTCTCCACCCCAAGCTGAAACTGCTTGAGCATTTGGATATAATTCTTGTACAAGTGTTTCGTAATCACTTGTTGTTACAGCTCTATCTTGTCTGGAATATTGTAAAGGTGCATTGTATCTTATTGATTCTTTTGATTGTGGTTCAGCACCACCTTGAGCATTAGATATTGTTGAAATACTTACATCTGTAAATCCATCAATAGAACCTGATAAATTAAATGTTGATGCTCCATTTGCTTCCGTTTTATTTGATACAACATATTCTAAAATAACTATGTTACCATCTGCTAATGATTTACCTAAAACACCATCACCAAAATAAACTTCAAATTTACCATCTTCTGTTTCTTGTAAGAAATAAACTTTTGATGTATCATCTAAAGAACTAAATCCTGTAGCTTTTGTATAAGTTGATGTTGTTGTATCTGATACTGAATTTTGAACTGATACTTTTAAAGTAGATGTATCTGCATTGACACTTGGTATAATAAATCTTTGGTCAACGTCTGTACTATCAACTGTATATTTAAAAGTTACTAATGTTCCCTCGTAAATTGAAATACTTGAAAACTTATAAACACCACTAACTGGTGAAATTGTGTGAGATGCATTTGTAACAAATTGATATGATGTACCATCTACTGTTGTGGTAAACACAGTACCTTTATTCATTGTTACTGTTGAACCTGTTCCATTATTAATTGTTATATCAATAACAGCAGTTGGTGATTTTGCTGATGTAGGTGTATAACCTAACATCTTAGCAATAGATACAATATTTTTTCTAATGTCAGCTGAATCCAAATACATTTCATTAGCTAACATATTAGCATTAAAACCTAGATAGTGTGTATTGTATGCTAATAAATCTAATAACACAGCCATACCAGAACCTTCAAAATCATAATCCTGAAACTCTGATTGTTTTTGTAAAAATGTTTTTAGATTTGCTTTAATATTATCGAAATCTAATTCTGATACTTCTAATTTTTGACTTGCCATTTTATCTTAATCTTTCTAAAAATGTTTCTACTGTTATTGGTAGTGGTGAACCTATAATATAAAAACTAATTGATACAGCATAACGATTGTTGTCAATGTCAGGTCTTGCAACAATTTGAGCAAGTCTAACTCTAGGTTCAAAATTTATTATGACTTCTTCTATCTTTCTTTGTAAGTTTAAAGCTGTTAATGGTGATACAGGTTCAAACAATAATGCTCTAACGTTACTTCCAATCTCAGGGTGAAAAGGTCTTTCAAAGTGATTGGTTTGAATTAAGTTACGAACTGATCTTTTGATAGCTTCTTCGTTACTTAATTTATTTACATCATTTGTAACAGTGTTTCGATTAAAGTCTAAGTCTATATCTCTAAAGGTTCGACTTCTTCTTGTGCTATTATTAGATATGTTTTCAACACTATAATTTGCCATAACTCTAATATTTATACGATTTTTATTAACCTACAAAGATGTTATCTGAACCAGAAGTCATAGCACCACTATCGGTACTATCGCCAATTCTAGCTACAAAGGCACCCGCAACTCTTACCGTTGAAGAACCAACATTTACAAATCTTACGTGAGGTGGACAAGGTGGATTAGGTGGCGCAGCGTGAGAAACAGTTGAATCACCAACTCTTGCTATGAGTATTCCGTTTGCTCGTACCGTTGATTGTCCTGGAACATCAAGGGTAGTTGTTGTAGCACATATGTGACCTGTACTTAAACTATCACCTTGCCTACAAACTGCTGGCATATTATCTTCCTTGGCCTCGATTTATTTTAAAATTTCGTCTTCTTTGTTTGTTCATTGTAGAATAACTAATTCTTGTAGGATTATTACCCATAGATGTTTTCTTTTTTACACCTTCAATTTTAGTTGCTATTCCATATTGTGATTTTTTTGCCATTACTTACTTAATTTCTTCTTTCTACCCCAAGGTAATTTAATTGTTTCAGTTATTTCATAACCTTTTTTACTCATATACTTGACACCTATAAATCTATCTTTAAATTTTGATTGAACTGACTTAACAGCTCTCTTTAAACTCAATTGTGTAGTAGATTCTTCAGTACCTGTTGCGTTCCAAAACTCATATGTTCTCATTTTACTCATATTTTTTATGCTCCATTAAATAATGCCTCAGGATCAGTAATCTTTTCTTCTTTTTCTATGTGTTGGCAGTTAGTACAACACAAAGTTTCTTGTTCTTTACCATAATCTTGGAAGCAATAACCTCCGCAATGACAATTATGACCGCAATTTTGACAGTATTTTTTTTCTTTTACCATTTTTTATAATATTTATCTTAAAAATTACAACTTGCTGTAGCAGTGGTTGTTCCATTTTTAACCATATCAACTATTTTTTCTTCAGTTTTTATATTTTTATTGATTGATTCGTTTTTTTCACCTGATTTTACTTCAATTTTTGGAAAAATTTTACAATTTTCAAGGTTTTTTACACAACCAGAACAAAAAGAGAACAAAAAAGTTAAAAAAATCAATAAAATTAAGGGTTTTTTATGCATATTTTTTGGTTTTACCTATTGACAAATGTATTTATTCCCTATATTATATACGTATATGAAAAAGAAAAACACTATGAAACAAAAAAACAGTAAAAATGATGTTGATACAAACATCTACGCTTTAGTAAAACAAAAAAATAACTCACTTAAAAGAGTACCAGTAAGTGATTTAAAGAAAAAAAGTAAAAATGAAAAAATATTTGATAATAATTTAAAATTTATGTCAAATGAAAACGATACAATCTCGGAAGAAGATTATTATTTAAGTGATGCACTGGCACAAGACGGTGAATCAATCGAAAACTACGCAATATAGGAGGAAAAAACACTATGACAAATAATATAGGAAACGATATGAAAAGTTTTAATCAACAATTATTCAGTATGGATATTGAAGATTTAAAACTTACAAAAGATTTGATAACTGATCTTATCAAAAATAAAATTAAATCTACTTTAAAGGTAGGTATGAATGTCTTTATAATACAAAAAACTAAAAAGACACCTGGTGTGATTACAAAAATCAATCAGAAAAAATGTTTAGTTAAATCTGGTATGACGACTTATCAAGTACCAATGTCAATGTTGGAGGTAGCATAATGATAAAAGTATATGAAAATTTAATAATGGTATTTTTTGTATTGGCAATAGTTTTATTAGTTTCAGCTGTTGGTAATATAGAATTAGATTATTGGAAGACAGGAATAATATGTGGAGTATTTGGATTTTTGAGTATGATATTATGTTTAGTATGTCAGCATAAACAATATCAAATGAGTATGAAAAAATACCAAATGACTTACAATTACTATATGAAAAACACAAAATAATAACTGGAGGACTAAATTATGTACGTATCAAAAACAGCAACAAACTTAAATGACGGAATAAAAAATATGATGGAGGGAGCTAAAGCAGATTATGTTAAATGGTCTGTTAAAAGCGATGGCAGTCAATCACCATATGCACAAGAACAAATACAGAAATGGGACTCAAATACAAAAATTACCGAAGGAAAAAAATACATTAAAGTCGTACAAGAAAATGGTGTGTTTTGTTTTGTAATGAAAGAAGACGAAGGTAGATTTAAAAAGGGAGATATATTAAAAGCCGCTGGTTGGGCTAAACCCGCATTAAACTCACCAAGAGGAAATGTATTAACAGGTGATTATTATATTCAATGGACTGGACCATTGTACTTAAAATAGGAGACACATATATGAAAAACAATAAATGGAAAAAAGCAGTAGAGATATTTTGTAACGCAACTGGCTTCATTAAGAATGCCGATTGTTCTACAGGTTCTTTATTTTGTAAATTAAAAGATGAAACTGATTTTAACTATACTAAAAAATCGTTAAAAGGTTTCTTTAAATTCTATGACAATTCAAATGTAACTATCAAAGGTTATAAACTAGACGGAAATAATTATGTCTTTGACTTCATTTAAATTAGATCAAATATTAAAATGGGTTGCAACTGCTATCTTAATTATAGGTAGTGGTGTCAACTCTTTAGGTTTCTATCCTTTAGGTCCTTTACTATTAGGACTAGGTGGTCTTGTATGGTTATCTGTTTCTATAATGTGGAAAGAGTGGTCATTAATAGTCACCAACGCAACACTTCTTTTAGTAAACATCACTGGTTTACTTTATACACATTTTCATTAAAACGCAATCGTAGTTTAACGGTAGAACGTCTGCCTGTGGCGCAGAAGGTCATTGTTCGATTCAATGCGATTGTACCAAAATTTTTAGATTAAGTGAG